TACCTGCATTTCAATAGGAGTAATAGTATCAACATATTCAGGCGAAAAACCTGCAAATTTAACCATGTTGTAAAACGCTCTGTAGATATTTCCTAAATTTTCAGTAAAAATAAACTCTATTAATTTTTGTAATGCTTCAAAATTTATATTCTTACTAACTGTCAATACAACTTCTTTATCAATAGGATTTCTTACTGAGAATAGTTCTTCATTTTCGTACTTTTCTTCCAAGTCTTTTATAGCGTTGTATACTTGAGAAGTAATAAAATGTGGCAAATCCGATATAATACTCAATCTATCTTCAAATGATAAATCTTTAAAGCTTACTGTATGAGCTTCTGTTTCTATAACATCCACGTAAGAAGCAATTATATTAAAGATATCTTTGTTATTTCCAATAAAAACATATTCGTCTCGCGCTTTGTAAGAAGAGATATGAACAGTAATTCCATTAAATTGCAATGTTTTGGATTTATAAATAGTCTTTATACCTTGAAGTAATTTTTCTACCGGTATATTAAAATTAAACGTATTGCCATTAGAAGAAGTACCTTTTAACTTTAAATCCGGGCTCACGCAGTAGTTACGTACCACTAAAAGTAATGAAAGTTTATCTTCAAAAGTTATATTTTTATCCATTATGTCCGGGCAAAGGTCAGCCAGAATAGAGTTGTATTGCTGTATAGACTCTTTTTTGTCTGTACTGTACAAGCTCTTTACTAACTCTCTGTACTGCTTATAGTAAAGTTCTTTTATTTGTACTTCTTCTCTCTTACTAGGTAAATAAGCATTAAGCTTAAAAGGCATAAACTATTGTACGCTATATGTCGAGTAAGTCCATACTGTCTTTGCAACTCGTAAATCTGTACCTTTGCCGTTACCGTATCCTACCTCAAAACCAGACACTTCTACAGGCGCTGCATTATTAAACGTTATACTTTTGCGTATAAAAGGTATACCGGTATCGGTGCCTATTTTATCTAAAAAATAAACCTGTACAATTGTTTTAAAATTTTGATCGTTAGTAGGTATTCTAGCAAATAGACCAAACTGAGAAACTGCTACTACCCAGGGCCGCATTACATAATCAATAAACGAGTTGTTAGTTTCTATAATACCTATTTCAAGGTTTGTATTATCTTTACGACCTTTTAATACTGGCCCGGATAAAAGACCACCATAAACCCCGCCTGATTCTGTTGAAAAACCTACACGACCGGTAGTAACACTTTCACCGGGTAAACTAACACTAGTAGCAAAATATAGATTATTAAATTTTTCAGTATTAAATTGCCAAATACTATTATTAGATTCAACCTTTATTTTACTAATAGTATCAGCAGCTTTATTTAATTTTTCTAATATTCCGGTTATATCTCCTATCTGTACAATAAAATTAGCTTCTAAAGGTATATGTAGTTCCTTAGAAGCTAAAACATCTTGAAAGTTACTTAAATTTAAATTCATTATCTACCACGTATAGTTCTTCCTAGAGTACGTGTAGCACCGACCGCAGCAGTTACCCCACGAACTGCCCCGGTTACAGCTGCAGCTCCTTTTGCAATACTACTTAAAGTACTAATAAACCCGCCGTCTGCAGAGCCGCCCTGTATTGGTCGACCGTTAGCCTGTAAAGAGAGAGGATTAAGTTCAGGTACATCACCTGGCTCTGTTTTTAAACTATTTTCAACCGTTATGAGCTCAACATATGAAGTTTCTAAAACGTCAATATAACCAAATACCACAGTAAATTCCTGCACCTTACCAGTACCTTCCATTGTATATTTGACGTCACTTATATCCTGTACGTATACACCAACTAATTTAAATTTATTTATTTCGTTTAAATTGTCATCTATGACTGATAAAGTAATATAATTATTACCACTATCTGCAACATTAGGCACACTTAATAACGCTCTAGGTGTTCCACTAAAATTATTTGGTGCACGTTCTTTTAATCGCTCCATGAACCAAGAACGATCTTTTAAAGCTTTATCAGCCAAAAATGTTACACTATAATTATTCTTGTCTTTAAAATCTTGTAAAGCAGGAAAGTAAAACGTTACACCATTATATACTACTTGAGAAGTTGAAGTTTTTATACCAGGCACTGTTGCATTTTTAACAAAAACTAAATTATCGTATAAAAACGTTTCTCCGTTAATTTTTATGTCAGTCACTCTTAGCTGATAGTCTCTACTAAAACCTCTTGTTACAGCTTGTGTATAAAATTTATTTAAATCTAAATCTGTTGGCATAATATTACTTATCTTAGTGGTTTACTTTCTTAAGTTAGCTACATCTATATGTACTGAAGAGTCTGTACTTACAGTATTATTTGTATCTTGAACTTGATTGATACTTAGCTGGGTTCTTTGGGCATCTTTCCATTCTTTATAACCTTGTGGTGGTTCAGTTTTAAAATACTGATAACCTAGTGTTACAGTAAACTTTACTATATCTTGACCTAAATCAGTTACATTGTACTCTACGTTATCCAACATTAAAGGCATACAACCATACAAAGTGTATATTTTTATTGGCTTTATTTCTCCGTTACTAATTGCTGTAGGAGATATTTTCGTTGTTGGGTCTGGCAGTAGACCTAATTTAATAGTATACTTTTTAAAATCAACATCTCCGGTACCGTTTTCAAAATTATAAACTGTATTTTGCCATTCTTCATATACAGTTCTATTAAACTGCTTACTGTCGCTCGCAAATGTTAATGACCACGAAAGATTATCAGGAAAAGTAGCATTTGTCGGTACGTTAAATTCGAAAGCACCGTACGGCACCTTAGTAGTATTAATTTTTTTACCGGGTATTTTTGCAGAAAAAACCGCTACTTTGTTAAAACCGTCTAAATTGTTTATATTGATAAGCTCAAAATTATATCTACGAGCTATCCCTAGATTGGTAAACTCCCTGTAAAAATCTTGAACACTGCTCATTTATAATACTTAAGCTATAGACAATAAAAAACCTGGCAGTTAAGCCAGGTTTGTAAGTTTAAATTTAAAACAATCTTATTCGTGTCTCCAATAGTGATAAGCTAATGTAGCAGCAAAAGTTAATGGAGCGCCGGTACCAGCTACGTCATAGTTTACTGGACCGAGTCTTTGAATGTAAGCTCCATATAACTTATATACATTGAGTACGTTAAGTTTATCATCGAGCAAGTTGAGCTGGATAACTGAATCTGTACCTCTTACTGAAAGATCTCCAGTACTAGTTTCATCATCAAATACTCCGCCAATTTGCCAATCTTCTAATTTACCACGAATTATGCCACTCTTATCATTACGGAATGTTACTTCCCAGCCATTACTACCAGGATATTTTACTGTGCCCGGAAAGTTAAATTCTAGGCCCATATAAATTGCCTGTTGGTTAGTAATGTCTCTACCAGGTAAGGTAGTGGTAGTAATATAAACGAAATCATCTTCGTTTAAGATGTCGTTGCCCAAAGAGACAACGCGTAACATATAGTCACGAGCGAAGTCTCTTTGCTGGGCTACTCTAAAGAAGTCTTGTATTGTTTGTGCCATATGTTATATATTTAGGTTATTGTATTAACTCTTGGAAGTTTTGGTTAGTACGGGTAGCGTAGAAGTTTACAAGTATAAACTCTGCGGTACGAGTTGGCTTAATGTAGATATCAACAACAAGTGTATTATCATCGATTACATCAGCCGTATTGTTTGTGTCATTGCATACGATAAGGTAATCGTATACTCCCTGAGTATTCTTCGCTAAGTCAAATACTGGACTAATAGTGTTTACTAAGCGGTTACGAGTAAATGTGGTATTTGGCTCGAATACGAAGAACTTAGTAGTGTTAAGTACAGACTTTTCTAGATATAAGAATAGACGACGTACATTAATACGATCGAATGCGCTTGGAGCCTTCAATAAGGTCTTTTGACCCATAATTGTAAAGCCTTCTTGCGGGAAGTTTACTACTGGGTTTACAGATACCTTATAGAGTAAGTCGCGTTGTTTTTGTTGTGGGTTTACTGCAAGATCAGTAATACCGGTTACAACACCGCGATTAAGACCAGCAGGAGCGCCCCAAGGATAAGCTACAGCGTCATTAGTTGTATAAATTGCTGCGGCAAAACTTGAGAACGGAGCCCAGAATGCACTTGATGTAAATCCGTCTACTACCTTACCCCAGTTACCGTAAGTTGTAGCATAACTGCTGTTGTAACTTCCGTAGAGATTACGTAGTGGCCAGTAAATGTTGTTTGAAAACGTCTTAGTCTTATCGTCTAAGGTTTTAAAGTTAATACCT